TTCAACGCTGCCGCAGGCATGTTGAATCTCAACGATGTAATCATGACTGTAACATCTACTGGCGGAACGCCTGTTATTACTCATGCTTATGTTAATGCAAACAATGGTTCGACTGTTGATATTACTAACGGCGTTGTCGTTACTAATACTGATGGCGATTAAATAGAGCGGGGGGTTTCGGCCCCCCGACCTTAAAATGCCAGATGTAGCAAACACACCCATCAAGATTTGTTCTCGCGCCTCTATTCTTATTGGTGGTGATGTAATCCAATCTTTCGATGATGGCACTGCGGAAGCAATAGTTTGTGACGCAATGTACGAAGACATGGCTAGGTCAGCTTTGACAAACACCCGTTGGAAATTCTCTACAGACCAAGCAGTGTTAAACCGATTGGCGGAATCGCCAACTGGACGCTGGGAAGCGGCATACCAAATACCATCTGAGTCTATCATGCTATCAGCAGTTACGGTAAACGGGTTTGCTTTAACCTATGATACATACGGATCTAAAGTATTCTGTAATTCTTCGTCCTCAGATGTAGTTATCGCTGACTATGTATACAGAGCTAACGAAACAGATTGGCCTCCTTACTTTAAAACTGCTGTTGAATATATGATGGCTGGTGTTTTAGCTGTTTCAGTAGCGCGTGACCAACAACTTGCTAACCTAATGGAACAAAAAGCTGCGTTCCAAATGGCTCAATCTCGCAGGCTGCACTCGCAAACGCAGACAACTCGTAAGCTAAATACCTCAAGGTTTATTGGCGAAAGGCGAAGCTAGTGCAAAAGATAAGAATCCCAATGAATAGTTTTCAGTACGGTGAAGTAAGTGATTCACTTATCATGCGTACTGATACTGCTATCTATGCAGGTTCAGCACAACGTGTTGAAAACTTCTTGGTTATGGCCGAGGGTTCTGTAAAGAAACGATTTGGGCTTAGGTATGCGGCTTCGTACAACTTAACTTATGACGCCTCTAATCCTAACAAGTCTCACTTAACTCACTTTATATATGACGACAACGAGCAGTATGTTGTTTCCATAGAACATCAAAAGCTTAGGTTCTTTAGGCTAGTCAACTCTACTACGACATCATTAGTTGATACGGTAACGGCAGATACTAGTAATGCTGCCTTACCTTTTGACCAAGACTATCTTTCTCAAATAACAACAGCCCAATATGGGGACGTTCTTTTTGTATGCCACCCTCTGTTTGCACCAAGAGTAATTACTAGAACAAGTTTAACAAACTTTGACGTAAGCACGTTTACTTTTGACTCACGCGCTGATGGCAAGCAAATATATCAACCATATAATTCTTTTCAGAACCAAGCTGTAACCTTAGACCCCAGCAAAGTGTCAGGCGATGGCGCAACTTTAACAACAAGCGTTGCTTATTGGGATCTTACAGGTAGTGCTACTAATGGTAACTATACATCTTCTAAGCATGTTGGAGTTACAATTAGGTATCACGAATCAGATATAGAAATAGTTAGCGTTCAATCTGCGACACAAGCTACAGGTAATATAGTAAGCCCACTAGAGGTTAGGCTAGCGGTAATTGACCCGTTGCGAACAACTGCTGGTTCAGCATTAGTTGAAGTTACGCATATTGCTCATGGCTTTGCTGGCGGTGAAGCAATTACAATTGTAGGTGCTACAGCTATTGGCGGGATTAATACATCAAATATAAACGGCGCAAGAACAATATCTAGCACTATTATAGACGACAACACATATACCTATACGGCTGGTGGCGATGCTAGCTCTGCAATAGATGGCGGTGGTAACGTTAAAATAGGAACTCATGCGCCGACAAGAGGTTGGTCAGAGCAGTCATACTCAGCTAAACGTGGATACCCTGCTGCTGTTACTTTCCATGAGAACAGGCTTGTCTTTGGCGGAACACTAGCAGAGCCAGACACACTTTGGATGAGCAAAATTGGACAGTTCTTTAACTTTGATGTAGGAGCAGCAGACGACATAGACGCAATCTTTCTCACTGCCGCAACAGGCGAAGTGAATGAAATTAGATACCTTGTGTCAAACAGAGACCTACAAGTCTTTACAGCGTCAAACGAACTGTACGTTCCCACTTACTTAAACCAAGCAATCACGCCGACTAACGCCCAGATCAGAAAGCAAACGCCGTTTGGCGCTGAGTTTGTTGAGCCTGTGTCAATTGATGGAGCAACTATTTTTGTGCAGCACGGGGGTAAGTCTATCAGAGAATACCTCTACACCGACACAGAGGACGCCTACACGGCTACTTCGGTTTCTACGCTATCATCGCACCTAATTGACAACCCCGCCTCTATGGCCGTTGTACACGGCGGCTTTGAGCTACCAGACTCTTATGCGTTTTTTGTTAGGGTCGGGGGCGAAGCCGCAATCTTCTCATCTAACCGTGCAGAAAAAAGAGCTTCATGGACTAGAGTTACAACCAAAGGTAGGTTTGCAGGTGTAGTTGCTTTACGCAATAGACTTTTTGTTAATGTATATGATGAGTACAACAAGCTTCAACTGTGCGAATTTTCTGGTGACGTTGGTTTGGATATGTATCTCTTTAAGGCTGTTAGTAACAATCTTGTGGATGTAAGCGATTTATATACAAACACACAGGTTGTGGATGTAGTTGTTACTAATGGAACAGTTGAGTCGCACCTCGGTTCGTTTACAGTAAACAGCGCAAACAAGGTAGACCTGACAGCATACGCAGGTCACGGCTTTACACACGCCTATGTAGGCAAAAAGTTTACAGCTAAAATAGTTACCAACCCAATTGATGTTAACGCAGCGTCTGGCCCACAAACTGGAAACGTCCGTGGGGTTAGTAGTGTTATTTTAGATTTAAAGAATGCTCGATCCTTAAAGGTAAACGGACGTACCTTCTCAAGCTTGTCAGGTTTTAACGGTAAAAAAGAAGTTAGAGTTCTTGGATACAGTCGTGACCCACAGATTACTATTGAACAAACCGATCCATTGCCATTGCAGGTAAATGGATTGATAGCGGAGTTAATTATATAATGTTCCTTCAATTACTTACAATGACGCTGCAAGCAAAGAGCCAGCTTGACGAGGGAAAACGAGCTAAAAATGTAGCTAATCTTAACTCATACAAACTCGGCACTGAAAAGAAAATGAGTGAGGTTGAGTCTCAGCAACGTCACAACGATAGACTTGAACAATATAAATCTAATTTGTCGTCTAACATTGCGGCGTTTGCTGCCACTGGAAGAGAACTTGGAGACTTTAAGACTCCTGGAAAAGGCACTAATAGTGTATCTGCTTTTCTTAACAGGCAAAGAGATGTCGCTACTGACGACACTGCTCGTTCAGATATAATAGGCAGAGCGCAGTCTTTAAAATACAACCAACAAATGTTTGCAGTAAGGGCCGAAGGGCAAGCTTCATTAGTTGCCTCAAGGTATAGAGCATTTACATCAGTAGCTTCTGGCTTAAACGATATGATGAAGACAGCAGCAAGTCGGGGTACAGGATAATGGCCGTAATTAGAGAGCAACGTAATTTCCGTATTGGCCCTGTTGGCGTAACAAGGTCGGCCAATACTAGCATAGTAAACGAATCAATCTCAGAAGCTTTAAGTGCAGTAGGCCAAATACAATATGAGGCTATGGCTAGAAGGGCTGAAGATATTGGAACGGACGCTGGTTACAGTGCAATAGTAATTGATCCAGAAACTGGCTTGCCTCAACCACTTGTTCCGCCAAAAGGTTTTGGCTCTATTGCATCCGATGCTTATGATAGGGTTGCTAGAAACAGATTTGAAACGTCAATACAAAATGAGATACAGCTTAAGGGCGACGAGCTTTCTGGCAAATATAAATACAACCGCAACGGTGCATCCTTATACCACAAGAGCATGAGCGATTACGTTGAGTCAATGGTTGAGGCCGCAGACGGGGCAGGCTATAAATCTTACATTCAAGATACGGGTATGACCTACCGTGACCTTACAACTCAAAAGCTTGCTTTGCTGCAAAGTGAACGCGAAAGAGCAGAGTTAATAGAATTTACTCAAACGGCGTTTACTAACGCCAATCAAGCTGTTGAATCTTTACATGCGTCCAATCCAGAACAAGCAGAAATCTTTGGAGAGGGCGCTATTCAGGGAGTTATTGACGCTGTAAACGCTGAACTTTTGCCCAAGAGCGCTATCGCTAAAGCAAGAACTGCATTAATGGTTAGCAAAACAAAAGGAATACTTAGGGGCATAACCGCAGATACAAGCACAGAAGATTTAACTGAGATTGAGGCTGCGTTTGACAATGCTAATCCAGATCTTCTTCCTTTAGAGTTTAAGTATTTAAAAACTTACATTACTGATTTTGGAAACGATTTTGTAGCCTTAGAGAATGTTGCAGACTTTGCAACAGAGCATCTAAGACCTATAGCAGTGCTATCAAACATAAGAGAGCAAGAAGAAAAAAATGAACTTTTAAACGATCAAGCAAAACAAACTTGGAATTTATCACGAGATCGTATTACTAGTGAATTGAGTATACGACAAAGCATTCGCACTGGCTTTAATGGAAACTTAAGTTCTGCTGCTAGACATCATAATAGAAGAGCAGAAACATTTGACGATCGGGCAAGAAGCGCATTTCTTAATACAGATTTGAATCCAGCAAATGCTGCATTAGGTCAAAGTTTTTTAGACAGAGCGCTCTTAATAAGATCAACTACTGCTAAGGCCATTTTATTTGAAAACCAAAAAACAAGTAAAAGATTTCGTCCGGATCAAATT